GGGCATTTCTGCATCATAACCGAAAATGGGCTGCCCGGAACTATCGTTGTCTCGACTGTTCTGGCAAAGTGCAAGAACGGTTGTGCAGCATATGATATTCCACGTATTGCAATAACGCTCGTGGAGAAATTCTTATCCATGACATCCTCAGCGCCACCCATTGATGTTAGGACTACCTCAAGTGGTATCTCCTTGGGCGCGGCGCGTATGCGTGCTAGATTAGCCACCTCTTGGACCCTCAATACTGGTTCTTGCATGTGTGACACATGATAGATCCCTTTCTTGCTAGCCATTAAGGCCGGCCAGTACTTAGGATCCTGCTGTGCCAGTGCAGCAGTAGACAGATCCGGCGGCACCCATACAGTTGCTGTCTTAACGGCTATGTCACGTTGAGCTCCAATTACCACTGGAAAACTGACATGGGCATTCTGCACGCCGGGTGCAATTCCAAAATACAATGTAGCGTTGGGACCGACTAAGGGAGCGCGCAATAAGCGCTCACCAGCAAACCAGCTAATGCCAGTCACGTCGATACGATATGAAACGCCTTCTGTGAAACCTCCCATCGAAGCGATAGTCGAGTTGAATGGTGTTATAACAGTGTACGGAGTACCTGTGAATTCCGGGCTTGACCAGATGAAAGCCTGAGCATCAGCTGGAGCGTTAAAGGTAAGATTACCAATAACGAAGATTTCACCACCCGGACTAGTCCCCCTCAACTCAACAGTGATTGGAAACGCTAACGTGGGGTCGTCCGCCGTCCAATTGGCCGTAGCAGTTTTGGCGACGGCCTGGAAAGTTAGTCTCGTGGTCAAAGCCTCAACTTCCTTACAATCTGTTGGAAATTGTGCTGCCACAATGGTTCCCTGGTCATAAAACCTAGGGCAATTATGCTCGATGACCATTCCATTACCCAGCCACCTCATTGCCTGGAAAACCTGGCTTTGAAGGCTAACCGGGTCCACATCATAGTTGATACCATCATACTCGATTTGTGTTGCCACCCAATCGCCATCGATATCGACCCATAAGGGCCATTTCATGTCAGATTCAGTACTTTCATTAATCACGCTCCATATTTCCGCTTGTTTCTGACGACTCGGATCGCTGTTCTTGCGTGATGCTAAGATGTAGCAAACTGTCTTCATCAGTGGTGGCATCACTGTGTACATCGCCCAGTTCCTCAGGCTGTTGTCCGTTATCGCCTCGTTCAGCCACGGTGGTGTCGGAGTCGACACGCCTCGCAAATCGAACAGTGCCGATGTTTGTAAGGCACCATCCACACCACGCACAGGTGAGGTCACCTCCCCGCAGGGGTTCGCCATACGGTGGAAGAATATCTCCCCAGCCATTGTTAACGGGTTTGACGAGTTGGCCCAGCCTATCACCCGGCCAACCACATCGCTGACTAGGGACGAACGTCCAACCATCTTCTTCATGCGTATTTGGTTTCGGGGCGTCTTTGACAACTTGTTTAAGTATGTCTGGCGTTCTTGGGCGGGTGGTTCGTAAATCGAAACCTGCTGCGCTTGCGCAGCTCGACGTGCGGCTCGAGGGCGGCGTCTGCGCGATCGGGATCTCTTCGAGGATCCTACTATTTCCGGGGCCACTTCCACCACGACCGAACCATTCTTCGTTGCCATTTGCTACAAAATCAAAAGTACCGTAATTGTCTTGAGGTATATCAGTTAACCTCGCTCGTTTAGTTGGTATCAAAATAGGATTGCTCTTTCGATACATCATTGGCATTGCCCCTACTCGGGGTGGCCTCCAACAAAGAGACCCTCCACATTATCGTGGTACCATTGCACGTGTGTTTCGTCTAGGCTTGGCTCGAGGACGATTCTTAAGCTGGTCTCAATTGCAACCTGCTCATCGGGGGCAATACCCCATGCCTCCTCGTAGCTCATGCGAGCCTGATCGTCAACTACTGCCGGCTCTGGCGACTGCCAATATTTCTGCCGCGTGTAACTGATGTACTTCTTTCGGTTTATGGGCAACAATTTAACCGGCCTGTTGCTAGCCTTACTTGCAGCTTCTTTCATTTTAGTACCCAGGACATAACCAATTGGCAATCCATAGTTAATTGCGCACTCGCCCATACCCAAACTATACATGTAGTCATTTATCATTTTGCGTCCGAAGCGCTTAACTGACCACCCTGCACGACGCAGTATACGTTCAGGCGACCGGGCCATGACCCAGCCATATTTTGTTTCAACGGGCTTACATTGGCAATACTCCATTTGGCTAAATTCCTCAGTCCACTCGAATTTCATTGAGAAGCCACAATCGGTGAAGAAACTCATATCCGTGACTTTCGTTAGGTCACTCCTCTCGACTATAACGACACTGTCATCCCCATTGACACTCATCGTGTACTTGCCTACACCTGCTAACTTGAGGAAGCTATTGATCATGGCATACATTATCAAGCTATTACCCAAACCTGTGTCCATGTGACCACTCATCCTAGTGCCGTTCGTCTTGAAGCGGATCCCATTTCTCGACGCACCAATGTTGGTATAAGTATGGGACCACAACCATCTAACCAGCCTCCCTTGGGAGTTGTCAGGCAACGTTGTGGTATACCATTCACTCACTATTTTGAGAACAGCACTGCTAACGTGCGCATCAAATGAGCTGGCGTCGAGCAACAGGTAAACTGGTTGTGAGAACTTACTCGATTTTATTACAAAATCCTCTGCCAGTTCATGTAAATTGCAACCTTTTCCGAATATTTTGGTGTCATAATTGTCCAGTAGAGCGTAAATGGCACTTTCAGCTGCATGCGTATAACGCCCCATTTCTAGGGCTCCTGTTGCCAACATGTATTGGACAAGCCGCGGTGCCTTTGCATCAGCAACTACCGTAACAATTTTATCTTCCTTATCCGGTTTAACGAAAGCCTTATTTCTGAAGTCCAAATTATTCAGACTCCTGTCCTGCAACTCTATCAGGGCTTTGTGATATCTTTTGAAATGCCTACCACGATAGCA